GGCGCGCCTGCGCTAGTCTTTGGTTTATGTCCTATTGAGAATAAGTTTTTCATAGGCACAAAGTCTGTATTCAATAAGAGGATACCGAAGATTAATTACACACTCAAAGACATTGAGAAGAATCATAAAAATAATCAAACTCTGGTCCAGATTCTAAAATATTGTTACGAGCATATGAAAGATGGAGTCTATACCAGTGTTTATCAGGGTGATTTAATATTCATCGAAGAGTGGGTTAAAGACTTTAAAGTAAAGCCTAATGTGATTGAATATGAATTACCTGTAGATATAAGTAATGGTTATAAGATTGGTATAGTTATTCATACAGAGTATAGTAACAATACGGCAAAGTATAGTATAGACTCTTTACCAAGCTGTACGAATACTTTCTTTTACTCTCCTAATACCTATACAAATCTATCAATAGATAAAGAAACACTTACGAAGATTGGTCAAATATTTAGGACAATACCATCAGAGTATTTGGATAATATACCAAAAGACATTATTAAGTATGTAAACAGCTTCGTGCGAAGTGGTGATGAAGACTATACTCAGCATTCTTGTCTGGAGACTCGTAAACTCTTAACCATACACTCTTTAATCGTAAAAGAAAAGCTAAATATTCTCACGCAACTTAAAGTCTTAAATAACGATATCATATCAGCCGTAGACCATGAGGGCTATGTTTTTCATAATACACAGCCTCTGAAGATTGTTGATAGATACTCATTTTCATATAAAAATTTCACACAAAACGACTAATATAACAGGAACATAATATGTATGCAACAAATACATATCGTGCCAATGTTAATGAAATCTATACAGGATTCTTCATTAACAATGAGCAGTGGTACGATTTAAACGCCAAAGAATTAATAGACGAATATAAAATAACGCTTGAAGCCGAAATATTCAATGACGAAAAAGAAAAAGCCTATGTCATGGCTCAGAAATTCAATGAGTGGAATACAGACTACAAAGACTTAGAAGGAGTCTGGTGGGCTGGGCGTGATCCAACGCTTGTGTCAAAGCTTGTGGGATTGTCTAGTACCATTCAAGAAAATCCTACAGATATTCTTTTGAAGTATAAGCTTGGTGGTTATCTTGGCGTATCGTGTAAGTCTTCGGTAAAGCATGTTAAAGTTCCTTGGAAAAACACAGGAATCATAAGTCTGTGTGAGTTCTTAGATATTCCAGAGTGTGTAGACTTTATACAGTCTGAGACACAATATATCATAGATAAGTACAACCTACCACAAACTGCCAAGGATAGAAAGTTATATGTCAGGGCAAACCCAGATATTAATATCATAACAAAGACTCACGGGGCTTTTATTATGTCTGGAGTTAGGGATAGGATTTATGAAGGCTTTACCAGACTATCACAGACTCAGATTAGAGACTATGTTTTTAAATATCTATTAAACTCTGATTCAAAAGTTCCGCCGTGGGTTAAAGTGCAGGGAATGGGTACATATGGTAATTACAACGCAACGGTACACGATCCTTATATCAATAAGACAATAAGCCAATTCAAGACACAATATATAGATTTTGATAAAATAAGCGATAAAAGTATAGGACTATACACAAAGCTTGACAAAGACTGTATGAGTGTCTATAATAAACACATTGCCTTGGGAATCAAATATGAAAGTGAGGCAATGTGTGCAAGCCTGAAAACTCGTGTTCAAGATTGGTAGAGAATGAATATTATTAGCGTATATCCCGGCCGGTTTAATTTTCCGCATAGAGGACACATAGAGTCTTTTATGGGAATGTATCACAGCATGCCCGGAAAATCTATGTTGGCTATGACAGATAGTAATGAATATATGACATTTGATGAAAGACGCTTTGTATTAATGTCTCTAGGCGTACCGCAAGATAGAATTATTAAAGTCTCCAGTCCGTATAATATTAAAGAGTATGAAACATATATATCAAATAAAAGCGATACGTTATGTTTCTTTTTTCTCGGTGAAAAGGATAGAGACAGATTCTCGCATAAAATTAAAAAGGATGTTACATATTTACAACACGCTTCGACTATGGATGACGTGATGGTTATACCCAAGGCTTGTGATAAACATTCGTACCTAGTCTATAAAAAAACAGTCACGCATAAAGGCTATAAATCTTCTACAGAATGGATTAAAGCCTATAAAGACTCTGATGATAGGTACAACTTTCTATGCAATGTTTATGGAAATATACCAAACTTAAATAAGATATACGAAATATATGAAGAAAGATTCTACTATGACTGGCATTAGACTATACTTAGACATGGACGGAGTCTTTACCGACTTTGCCAAAAGCGCAGAAAAGGCTTATGAACATTTTCATATGGTTCGTGGCTTGTACGGAGATAGTGTATCATGTTTGAAATTAAAGAGACTTAGGCAGGATATGGTAGATGATATCATTAAGACTCCTAATTTCTGGAAAAATCTATCATGGGAAGAGAATGGTCCAGAATTGTGGGATTTTATCAGTAGCAATACTCATATATGGTCTTTAGCTGTATTGACTGCGCCGCTCGGTGGTGATATGCCTAGATGTAAAAACGAAAAACTGGAATGGTGTTATAATAATTTTGATGGTCTTATCAATGAAAGCAATTTCATATGCGCCGATGACAAATGGAATTATGTTAATCATTATGTAGGAGATAAGCAGATTCTCATTGATGATAGAGAGACTAATATTAATAAATGGCAGTATGAGGGTGGAATCGGAATATTACATAATGGAAATCATGTAGAGACTATTCAAATACTTAAAGAATATATCTTTAATTAACAGACTCTTATATATTAAATAATATAAAACCAGTAGAAGAATAATATCTTTTACTGGTTTTTTAATAAAAGTGTTCCGTAGGTCTTGCGAAGCAAGTAGAGTCTTATAAATATATGAGGAATATTGGTCTATGAAATAGACATAGGTATTCATTATTGTAAGTCTGTAGAGAATAGAACAAATTCAATGTTCAGAAACTTAATTTGTAAAGACTAAACATATTAAGAGTTATAAGACTCTAATTGCTTCGCAATATCTACGTAGTATCATTTGTTGTAACTCTTATTTAAGTAATAATATGAAAGGATTAAAGATAAGTTAAAGGATGTGATATATAAAGGGTTAAAGTCTTATTGGATTAAGAATAACATATAATTCTATTATACACATTTTCTAAAAGCTTGTCAAGTAAAAAATGACATATAATCGAACTATTTTCACAAAAGGTACTGAACAATATACGGATATTGATTTATCCTTTAAAATCAATCCTCTTACAAAAGATATCCGCACCTTATCAGACGGTGACAGTATCAAACAGGCTTTAAAAGTCTTGTTACTTACTAATTATTCTGAAAGACCGTTTAGACCAACCGTTGCTGGGAATGTAAATAGGCTGTTATTTGAGCAATACGATCAGCTTACAGAATTAAGCCTTCGCAATGATATTATAGAGACTATTGAGAATCACGAGCCTAGAGTCTTATTAAATGATGTAAAGGTTGTGTATAATGATTTGAGTGTAGACATAACCGTTAAATACTCTTTACAGAATGATAACAGTCTTCAAACAATAAATATGATGATTCAACGAATTAGGTAGATATGACAAATATATTAGAAGTTTCTGAAGTAGATTTTGCTACTATTAAAGAACGATTAAAGACATTCTTAAACAATCAAACACACTTTACAGACCATAATTTTGAGGGTGCTGGATTAAATGTGTTGCTTGATGCGCTAGCCTATAGTAACCATTATCACGCCGTCCACAGTAACTTAGTCTTTTCAGAGACTTTTCTTTCTTCTGCCGAAGAAAGAAATAATGTTGTTTCTCGCGCCAAAGACTTAGGATATATTCCAAGATCGTCTACAGCGGCAAAGTCTATTGTTAATGTATCGTTTAGCGTTCAAGGCAATCCGTTGCAGTATGTTATACCTAAGAATACTCAATTTACAGCTTCAGCCGATAACCAGTCTCTAATATTTGTTACCACTAAAGACACTATTGTAAATAGGGGTCAGAATAATATATATTCAACTACGCTTGATTTGTATCAAGGACAATTCATAACGCGCAATTATACGCGAGACTCTTCACAGGTTAATCAAAAATATATCGTATCTTCACAAGACTGTGATACAAGATTCCTTACAGTAGGTGTAAGAGATACTCAATCTTCGCCTTTAATGCAAACATACTCATATATTAAAAACGTATCGGTAGGTGTATTGAATAAAGACTTTCCTGTGTATTTTCTTAAAGAGAATATCGAAAGAATGTATGAAGTCTATTTTGGTGATGGTGTAATCGGTAAAAGCCTCACAAACGGTAATGTAATCTCGCTTACTTTTTTAATCACTAGCGGAATGTCTGGCAATGGCGCAAAGACTTTTGCCTTGTCAAGCAATCTTCAGTCAGTCTCTAATTTAACTACTACGACACTTACTCCAGCCTTCGGCGGCGGTGAAAGAGAATCTGTAGATAGTATAAAATATCTTGCGCCTTTCTATTACGCTTCAAAGGGTCGGGCTGTTACTCCAGACGATTATAAATCTCTTATTATGCAAGACTATGCAGATATTGATGATCTTGTGGCGTGGGGCGGTGAAGATAATATACCGCCTTATTATGGAAAAACTTTTGTTGCCATTAAACCAAAGAGTACCGCATTCTTTTCTAATACTGCAAAACAGTCTATTCAGAATGATGTAGTCTCGAAATATAATGTTCTTTCAATTAGACCAGAAATTGTCGATCCCGATTATATCAATGTCATGATTAGTACAGTCATTACATACAATGCCGCACGATTTGACAATACTTTACTGGAGTCTGATATACGAAATACCATTATCAATTTCTTTAAAAGTAGTACAAACAGGTTCGGTAAGCCTTTATATTATTCCAAGCTTGTTACAAAGATTGATGAGACTAGCGACATTATCTTAAACTCTGTTACAAATTTGACATTATGTAAGACACTGCAAATATATCAGGGAATCTCTTCAACTTACACATTCTCCTTTAATAATGCACTCCATCCGGGTGCTATTCGTTCAAATGCCTTTATTATAGGCGGTATAGAATATAAGATTATGGATATTCCACAAGGAAGTGGTCCACACGCAACGGGTGTTGTAGCAGTCTATAGAAATACGCAGACTGGTAAAATCTTTTTAACGCGCAATGCAGGAACAATTAATTATAATACAGGCAAGATTGTTATCAGTAATTTAAAAATTGATAGTATTGTCGGCGATCCTATAGGAAAAAGACTTGAAATTTGTGTATCACCGGGTGCGTTTGCAAATATGAACAATCCAGAGAGTGTGTATTCAGACTTTAACGTATATACCAATAAGCGCGATCAAATTATTACGCTTGATGAGTCTTCTATTGACATAACACTATTACCAGATAATGCCGTGTAATATGACAACTATTAAAAAACACATCTCAAAGCGTTCGTTGCCTTCATTTATTCATGAAGACTATCCGCTATTTGTATCTTTCGTAGAGTCTTTCGTAGAGTTTATGGAGACTGAGAAAGGCGCAGTAGATATTGTCAAGAATCTTAAAGAGTATAGAGACATTGACACAACACTTGAAGAGTTTGTAGATAGACTTACAGACGAATATATGGCTGGTATTCCAAAAGAAATATTAGCAGATAAAAGACTTGTCGCAAAACATATCAATGAGTTTTACGCCAATAAGGGTAACGAAGCCTCTTATAGATTTTTGTTTCAGTTATTGTACGGTGATAATATTGAATTTTACTATCCAAAACTTGACATTCTCAGGGCTTCGGATGGTAAATGGGATGAGCCTATATCTGTTAAGATTCTATTAGAGAATGCCAAAGACTTATTTAAATTTGAGTCGAATAAAATTACAGGCTATACTTCAGGATCGACTGCCATTGTTGAAAGTGCGTTTCTTATTACAGAGCGTAATTTAAATGTAGTTGAATTGTCTTTATCAAGTATTAATGGTCTATTTCTTCCTGATGAAGATATAACTATTATATACGATGGTGTGACATACGCCTTTCCATTACTTGAAATATTTACACATATAAATGTTCTTGAAGGCGGGTCTGGGTACAGAATTGATGATATTATTCCTGTATTAGATATAGACGATAAAGAAATTGCCAAGGCTGAAGTGGTGTCTGTTACGCTTGGTTCTGTTACAGATTTAAGTGTAGATACGGCTGGCTTTGGATATAATGGAGAGTTGCGTAAAGTTGTAACCTTTGGAGAATTAACAGCCGAGGCAACCTTTAATGGCGATTTATTGAATACTGTTATTTTAGATGGTAGCGATTCTGCTTCAAGCGGTGAAGATTATTTTGATTACACTTTTGACCAGACTATAACAAGTGTTGATGTACCTTCCGTTGGTGATAAGATATTCGTATTTGACGATGATACAGGCTTAGGCGCAAATGCCGAAGGAATCATTTCAGTTGTAAGCGAAACTGGAAATATTCTTGAAGTGGTCCTTACGCGCAAGGGTGATGGCTATTCTGCACCAATTGCTTTTATACAGACAGAGACTGGACAAGATGGTGTCGTAGGTGTCGTAGGCGGCGCAGGCTCTATTAAGACTATGAGACTTTCTAATTTTCCAATTGTCTTAAATACTGATAAAGACTCTAACGAAGAGTTTACCCACGTTACTATAGACTTTTCAGGTGTAGGTGACGAAAATGCCGAAGCCTCTTTAGACTCTGGTGTTATGGGGTTCTATCGTGGTAGATTTTTAAATGATGATGGTTGGTTGTCTTCTGCCAAATATTTACAGGATAATAGATATTATCAAGACTTTTCATATGTACTGAAGACTAGCTTGCCTATTAACAGATACCGTGATATAATTAAGAAAATAGTTCACCCAGCAGGTCTTGCAATGTTTGGTGAAATTTCTATCTTAGACTCTATTGACAATAATGCAAATATAGTGTATAATTTTATTACAATATTCAGTATATCAAGCGTTACCAATAATGCCGATATATATGACTCGTATGTAAAATTCTTTGATGCAGGCCAGCCTGTTTTAGACTCTGATGGAAATCATTTACCAGACTATATGCGGGATAGTAATAATATTCACATTTAATGTATAAATACACTAAGAATACACAATTAGGAATAAACTATGCCACTATTAAAAAAGAACTCATATAATACAAACATCGCGCGTATGTTTAGAGATAGGCTCTTGGCAGATAATCTATATCTATTTTTTGGCAGAACCGCTGTTTGGACGGATGAAAATTCTCCAGAGACTCCTACTGAAGACATTACATATGAATTTGAGACTAGAGGCAATATGCTAGGCTTAAAAAAGGTATCACAGGCTAATACAGCTTTTGTTGTACCGCGCTACACTTGGAACACTGGTACAGTCTATGCAGAATATGATGCAAATGATGCCAACCTTAAAACAAAAGCCTTTTATGTAATCAATCGCAACTTTAACGTATATAAGTGTATTGATAATAACAACGGCGCAAACTCTATTATTGAGCCTTTAGGGACTTCAACAAGTGTCGTTACGACTGGTGATGGATATTCGTGGAAATTTATGTATGGTCTTTCAAGCGCGATGCAGATAGACTTTTTAACGAATGATTGGTTGCCAGTGCCTACAGGTGGACAAAAGAATACATTTCAGACTACGGTAGAGAATAACGCAGTCTACGCAAATGGCTCACCAGTAGGTGGACACGGTTTCAGTGCTTATGAAGAATTGTTTTCAGACTCTGTGATGGTTTCACAGTCTTTAGATAAAAGCGAATCTGGTGTATTTCCTACTGATATTGCATACAGACAATACGGTTTACTATTAAACCCAAGACTTATTTCAGATAATACACTTGCTACAGGTAACGTATATTCTTTAAACGACTCAAACGCCTCGGTAGATCATAATTCAGGTTCTTTACTGTATGTTAATAATAGACAGTCTATGTCACGTTCCGCAGATCAGGCAGAAGCCTTTAAGATAATTTTAAAAATATAGTATAAATATACAAAACAATATAGGATATTAAATGGTACTCGACAAAAATACTTCACCGTATTACGATGATTTTGAAGAAGCTAAAAAGTTTTTACAGATTCTTTTTCGTCCGTCATATCCTGTTCAAGCGCGTGAGTTATCACAAGCCCAGTCTATTTTACAGAATCAAATTGGAAGATTTGG